CTTGCTGGGTGTTTACGGCAAGGGCTGGGAGGGGGATCGAGGCCATTAGGATGCCGCCAAATCCGCGTATCCGCCCAGATCAATTCCACTGGCCGGATTGCCTTGATTGCCTAAGAGATTTGCCAACGTCGCGTACTGCCCAATGTTCCCAATCGCTCCCCCGGCCGCATTGGCCGCGCCTACGTACCCGCTTGCCGTGGCCGCCGCTGCGTTATTGAGTTGCAGGCCGATCTGGCCGCCCGAGGTCAAGTTGATGTTCGCTACGTTCCCCGCTGCCGCCTGTCCTTCGCTTCCCAGTTGTCCGGCCGCGGTCTGCCCGAGTCCCGCGAGTGACGCATAGCGGTTGAACAGATTCGCCTGATTTTGCTGGAATTGGTTGTACGACTGTTGATATTGCTGGAGGGCGTTATTGTAGGTCTGCTGATAGTTCGTGGAGGCGAGTCCCTGCCCATAGTTCTCGATGTTTTTGAGCGTTCCGGTTGACAGCGCGCCGCCTGCAGCCGCCGCGGAGTTCTGCAAAGCCTGTTCGCCCTGCTGGAGTTGGAACTGATAGCCGGGGGTCTGTGCTGCTTGCGCTGCGGTAGGGGCCTGGAATTGCTGAGTCCACGGAGCAAACGCCCCGGAGTCCAGAAGGCTCGAAAGATTCGTGATCGCGCCCTGGCCAGCGTGAAGCCACGGAGCTTCATTCTGCTGCTGGGTGTTCCATTGCTGCTCTTGAAACTTTAGAGCGTCCTGGGCTTCCTGATATTGAAGGTGGGCCGCGTCCTTCGCCGCTCCTGATTGCTCGGAACCGGCCGCGAGACTTCCGCCCGCACCAATTCCCGCAGCCGCAATGCTCCCGCCGACAATCGCTGCGGTACTCATGCGAGCCTCTTTGTGAAAGCGTAGTCACTCAAGCGATAACCCAAGGCCGTAAAAAGCGCGGAGTGGTCCCGATGCACTTTGCAGCTCAGATAAATCTTGATGGCCTGCTTTTCCCGCGCAAATGCTTCCATGAATTTTAGGAGTTGCAATCCGGTGCCACGCCTGAATTCCGGCTTCACGTAATAGGCATCCACAATCAGCATGCACCCGGAATTTTTGTAGTGCAGGTGTGTCGAAAGCAGCGCCCAAAGATAGCCCACGAGCTTTCCCGACTCCCGCGCCGTAATCACATTCCACATTCCAGCTTTTTCGAGCATGGCCATTTTTTCAAAGTCGGGAGCGCCTTCTAAATCCAGATCCAATCCCAATTCCTGCCAGTGATCGAACAGCAACGGCCTGCACTCTTTCTCGAAACGTTTAACCGGCTCAAGCTGGAATGTGGGCATGGATGGTATTGAGCAAGTCCTGAATGGTTTGGATCTTTGGGATTTCTGCGTCTTTTATCGTCACGCTGAATTTGGTTTGCACTTCGACAATCAGCGCGAGAAAGTCCAGCGAATCAATCCCCAAATCTTGGATTTTCGTGTCGAGCGAGGCCGTTTTCCCGGTTTCTTGCTCGATGAGAATCAAAAGCTCGTGAGCGGTATTCTCTTCCACTGATTATTCCCCGTTGCGATGTAAAGATAGGTTCCGTCTGTAGCGATCTGCCCGAATGTCGCTGCGCTCGCGGAACTTGTCGGCGCCGCAGTTGTGGCCACTGGAGCATTGAGCTGCGTGGAAGCGATCTGGAACTGCTTCACCCAGCCCCAGTGCATCTGGCCATTCTCAAGAATCGGCGTCTTATAGAGCGATGTCGCTGAAAATGCTGGCGGCTGCTTGCTCATGCGACCTCAGCGTACTGCTTCGCCAGTCTCTTCTGTGGCTTGAAGCTTTGGCCTGTTTCGCCAGAAGCCTTCAAATAGGCGTCCACGATGCGATACGGAACCGGATCTGCCCCGACAAGCTCATAAACCCGGTCACGCGATACACCGAGCCTGCGAAACATCACCCGATGCTTGAAATTTCCCGATTGGCCGATGCTGCGGTCCTGCCCGTTGCTCCAACTGTGGCCGCCATCATCGCTCCAGCGCAGCGTAATTTGCGCGGCGCGCGGATTTCCAGCCCCATCGAGCAACGGGGGTTGCGGGCTGATTCCTGTTTCCATCAGAATTTCCAGCGAGTAATGGAAAATCTTTTCGTGCTCATTGGCGATGTGAGGAGCCCTGCGCATCCGGCGGATCGGATTACCCGCGTCGGTAATGAAATTCCACGTCGAACCGGCCGCAACCGGCGTGCTCATCTGGTAGATCGTTCCGCTCTGCCTGTCGCCCACCAGATGCTTTCCGAAATTGAACGTATGACACTGCGGGAGCGCTGCCTGATAAGTCCCTGTGGTCTGGTTCCAGTAGCCGCGCTCATGCCAGAGACCCGTGGCTACGTCGTAAACCCAGGTGGCTTGCGCCGACGGGAAATTAATCACCCAGAACGAATGCCCTTGGTCCTGGTAGCTGAAGGCTCGCGCATCGGAAATCAGCGGATAGCTTTGCCAGGCCCGCTCGACAGCGAACGTGCTCACGCGGGTCGGGGTGTATCCGTTCGCTCGCCACGCGATGCCGCTACCCTGATCGTTGCGTGCGCCAATCCAGAAAATCGAGTTGTCGAGCTGCACGGTAGCGAACTGCGCTCCGCAGCCCTGCTCAACGAATCCCCCGGGTACGGTATCAAATGGGAAAATATTCCCGGAATCGTATTCGACCTCGGAAGCCTTCGCGCCAAGTAGCCAGATTTCACGGTGATCCACGATCATCGAAACTGTGTTATCGGGGTAGGTGCTGATGATCTTGTCTCCGTTGGCGGTCCAGTTCGTGGCGTCGAATTCATTCGAGACGTAATAAGTTTCTGAAGTGGCCACCAGCGCGATGAAGAACCCATCCGAATATCCCACTTGGAGAACCGGCCCCACAAACGTCGCTCCCGGAATCGGCGTTACCTGCCCGGCGACGTAGCCAAGAGAAGATTGCGCCTGCAACTGGTAGACGTAGAGGCTTCCCGCGCTCGCGATAAGCAACTGCTGCGGACTCGCCACCATCGAGACCGGATTTCCATCATTCCCTACGCTGGTGATGCTCGTCAGCGCCCCCGTGGAGAGCACTTCGTAGAGTTGCGCGTCAATGACCGAAAACGTCCTGCCATTGATCGTCCATTCGCCGCGGACTTGCGCGGCGCCGGCAACCTGCGCAAAGACAGCCAGCCCCGGAGTGGGATAAAGCGCCATTTGGGATTGTCCCAAGCCGCTTTCAATCGTTTCGGGATACCAGTTCATGCAGCGCTGGCAGTCCGCGTTAACCGCCTGAGATTGATATGTGCCACCAACAAACCCGAATCTACTCATGATTTGGAGAAGAACGTGTCAGAAATCCAGTTGTACTGGCCGCCTGTGGGGCCGGGAACCAACGCCGGATCGCATGCCATATCAGGAGATTGAATATTCGCCGATTTGAAAATAGCCTTCGATTCGCGCGCGATCTGAATGATCAGCGGGATGCGCTCGGGATCTCCCGGAAACTCTGCCGCCAAGTCAACCGCAAGATTGTAGCGAAGCGCCTTGAGCAATCCCTGAGAGAAGGTATAGCTCCCGTCGAGCGCGGGGAACTGCGTAATGGGCGTCCACAGATATAGCGCCACATCCACAGGCACATTGGGAAAAGGCCAGAAGTTGAGATTCCGCTGCGGGAATGCGCGATCGTCATACAGTTGCAGCGGGAGAGCGCTCGAAATTGCTTTCACCGGGATCGCCTGCCAGCCGATGCTGTCGAGCATCACGAGGGGCAGTTCAAGCGGTTGCGCTGGATTATTCAAGTTGATGATGCCGGCGCGTTCGAGGCGGGCATACCGCACCGGGTCAAGGTTGTTTGTTCCGCCGCCCGGGCCCATCGTATAGGTCTGAATCCCGGCAGTGAGCGGATAAACATTCCGCAGAATCGCCTCGACCATCAGGCGCTCTTTTTGCCAGCTATCCACCATCTGATTGAAGATGGATAGCGCGTCATTCGCTTCCGGGCCGGTAAGGGATTCCCCGCTGGCCAGCACGCCAATCAGGCGCATCGCGGAATTGATGAGGTCCAGCGGCGCAACCTGCAATCCAGGCGGAGTAACCGTTGGCCCCGACGGTAGAACCGGGCCCGACATCAGACCTTCCTCAATTCCGGGCCCGTCCAGCCATATTCCTGGCCTTGGATTTCGATTCCCTTCACTGGGGGGCTCCCTTTAGGCAGCCAGTAGCCGATATTCTTTTCGGTGTCCCAGTGGATCGGGAGAACGCCGCCATGCGCGAGGACTTTGAATCCCATCTTGCGCAGTTTCGTGAAGAAATACATATCGCTCGTCATGCCCCAGTTCCGGGGATTGAGTTTCAAAAGTTCGGGGAGTAATTCCTGATCGGGGAACTCTTCGGGCTTTTCGCGCACTTGGTCAACGTTGTCGTAATGCTTGAACCAGGGCCGCGGCATCATCTGGAAAATTTCCGTGCGAATCATCGTGCAGCCCATGCCGATTGCCCAGCACTCGAAAACATCGCCCACTTTCCAGTTCCAGAAAGCGCCTTGGCCTGGAGCGAGATAGACAATGGGCTCCGGGGGATTAACGCGGGTGGTGTAAATTCCCCCGCAAGCCATGATTGCATGGTCGGAAATATCCAGCATGCGGCTCAATTCGCAGAGAGCATGCGGAGGCGGTGCCGTGTCATCTTCGATGAGGAAGAGATATTCGGCGCCCATCTTGACCGCATCTTCCGCGAAGCCGGTTTGCGCAGCCACAAGGGATTTGCCGCGGGAAAACACTTCCTTGATGCTGGCATTGGTCGGCATGGTCAATGCCCGCGTTGCCAGATACCAATCCAAAGGAAGTGGCCTACCGCCGAAGGGATATGCAATCAGGAATTTTGGGCGCATAAAGTGAGGGGATGCGAGACAGCGGCATCCCCCTTTTGTTTAAGCCAACCTCGACGGATACCAGAGCGCCGTGTTCGCGTCGTAGATGAAATCGACGGAACTCTTGGCCGTGGTGACCGTGCCCGAGACAGCGATTCCATTCGTTACCGAAGTGGAAGCCGTCCAGGTCCAAACGCCATCAGCAATGATCGTGATCCTGCCTTCCACAAAGTTCGTGGGCGGCGTGATGATGTTCGTTGCCGTGGTGCCGGTTACGTGAAAGATTGGTCCGGGGGCCGCAATCGTGGCCGCCGAAGCAACCGGGCCGCTTACGCCAGCGAACCGGTTCGGGAGCGCTGCATTGAAAGCGGTGATGTTTGGCGCGAAGTTGGGGAAATCGCCGGTGCCGCCGACGATTACCGGGGTGGTGACGATGTGGGATACCGCCTGAGTTCCGCTGAATCCACGAATGACTTGGACTACGCCGGACTGGGGTACGCCCGTAACAAACATCAGTTCCTGCTCGACATACAAGAACGTAAAACCCGATCCGGTGGTAAGAACCGGCGCGGTAATGTTCGTGGTCGAGCCGACTGCGAATTGAGTTTGCGAGGAAGTGATTGCAGCAGACAGCGTTGTTGAAGTGATAGCCATCGGTTACCCCCAAATCCTTGTCGCAAGCTGCGGGTAGAGCGTTGTCCAGCCATAGAGGAAATCAAGCCTCAAGGGGAAACGGTCCTGGTTGATGTCGTAAGCGCGAATCAGGCGAATGCTCAGGCCCAATTCCTTGTCGCTCACGCGCTCGGCCATGTCCACGCCGCCCGGCAGAGGAAGATCCGCGCACGCCATCGCAAAGGCTTCCTTATGGAAGCAGAGCGATTGCGGGGATGCGGTTGCCGCTACGGTGGGAGCAGAACTGGCTCCGCCGATGATCGTCACGGCCGCGCTGGTTCCAGGAGCCGCGCTAACGGTCTGGAAAGGCCCGGAAGTGATGATTGGCGGGTAAACGGAGAGAGCGGTGATGTTGCCGCTGCTGGCGGTTGCGGCCGCGGTTGCAACAAACTGCTGCAAGGAGCCGGTGGACTGGAAGTTCTGGGGATTGACGGCATAGACACCGGCAATCGTGAACACGTCGCTCTGGTTGACGGTGCCAGAGGTCGCGCCGGAAATCAGCGAAACCGTGGATGTGGTGCCAGCGCCAGTGCCGGTGTTGGTATAAGGTGAGCTGCCGGCCGTTGTCGGCGTCACCGCTACCCAATACGTCCCGGTGGTCTGCGTGGCCACGTTCTGGTCCATGTACCACTCGGCGCCGATGGCCATACCCATCTTGCCGCGACGGTACTGTTCCGCGATCTTGTCCGAGGACTGGAACAGACCCTTCAAAGCGTCCACGATCAGCGCTTGATTCACGGGAGCAATGACAATTGAGCGTTCATCGTCATCGGGAGCGGCATTTTCGTTGAGCTTTTGCTGGGCTTGCAGGTAGGTCAGAAGCGCGTTGGGGGTGGTCCCAGGAACGCCCACGGAGTTGGCGACATTGTAATACTGCTGGAGTCCGTCATAGTCCACCTGGTTGGCGAGTGACGCCACGGCGGGCTTGACGAACCGCTTGCTGAAGTCGTCAATGTTGAGCGCGAGATCCTGAGAGGAGAAGGTGAAAGACCGCTGGCCCTGCGTGGTGAGCACGAGGGGCACAGAAGTTTCCGTCACGTCCTGAAGCTGCAAACCTTGACCGTCTGTGCGTGTAAAACGGGGCGGCTTACGGATGTTCAGTACGTTGCCGATTTTCGCGCCACTCT